TTTTTTCGTGATTAATAATATACTGGACCTCATCTTCGAAGGTTTCAAATCTTTGTGGTGGGTGTTTTAGGAGAAGAATTTTAATATCCAACTTTGCCAGATGACCTTTCTTCATTAGTTCATCAGTCTTGATAATCTTATAAGAAGGGCCAAATAGACCCTCTAGAACCCACTTATGAGTTTGAGTTCCATCTAGAGTTCCCGTAAATCCAAATCTATACTTACAATCAGAAAGTTTTGTCATTATAGATACTAATGACTTGGATTTAAATTGATGAGCTTCATCTCCAACTACTACATTAAATCTTGAAAAGTATTGGCGAGGAAGTTTGTAAATGGATTGCCAAGTAGTAATTATGACTTGTGAATTAGTTTCTCTTTCTTTACCAGCATAAATCTTGTGGCAAAATGAACCCACGTCCCAGCCATAATCTGCAAAGTCTTTATACATTTGCTCTACAAGGGAAGTCGTTGGAACGACTATCAGAATATTTTGTTGTTTCTCAACGTAATATCTCACAACAGAATATATCATCAGAGACTTTCCTGAAGCAGTTGGAGATATCAATAACCTTCTATTATGTCTTAGGGCGTCGTATACTCCCTCAATCTGGTAATCTCTAGGTGCGTGTTTACTAATTGAAGTCATATAATCCTTCACACCTTCCTTTGAGATGGTTTGGTTAACCTCAAAGGGAAGACCATAAAACTTATTATTTACGAACTCATAAGTATATCCGTGAGTTTCACAAAACCTTACTATCTTATCTAACAATCCAATATAGATTTCTCTTGTCTGGACATTAAACAAACGTATCTTGCCATCCCAGTATTTGCTGCGATACTGTGGCATAAAACGACTATTAGGAACTTCAAACGTAAAATGGTCTACCAACTCGTAATATACGTGAGGTTCTGATTCTACTTGAAGATATACTTCATTCTTTTTAGAAATAATCAAATGCGACATAAACCATAAATTTCACCTGCAGGTATTTATTTACCTTTTATATCCTTGTTCCCTTCTTTGAGCATAATATTTTTTAAGTGTTTCACTTTTTTTTCTTTTCTCTTCCTCACTTTGCTTTTGACCAGTTCTACTTTTATTCCCCTTTCCAATCTTCGATAATTTTTGTTTAGTTTCTTCACTATGAGTTTGAGCACCAGTTAATCCCTTGTTCCATACGGACCTACCTTTGTGTGCCTCAGACATTTTTTTCTTACTTTCTTCAGTATGCTTCTTCCCTTTCATACAAGCAAACCCCCTTTCTCCACCCTCAGTAATATTTACTAATATTCCACCATCAATTTTTCTACCATATTTTAAAATAAATTCTCTTTCCTTTTCAAGTGCAAGTTTTTCTGTGAGATTATCTAATAGAATAACTATTCTATCTTTTTCTGGAATATTTACAAATTTGTGAGTTTTTTTATTTTTTTGATAAGCTCTTCTCCCAGTACCTTTTCCAATATAATAGGGACTTCCATCTTCTCTTAGATAAGCATAAACGTAAAAATCTCTTCTCATTTTGAGGTTTCAGTCGCTTATATATTTATAATAAAAAAAGAGGCATTTCTGCCTCAACTTAATTTATTGTTCAATATTATTTCTGGTTGCTGCAGCATCCATTCTCTTTAACAATCCATTTAATCCTTTTCTTGGTTTTTTCCCTTCTGGTTCTTGTTGAGGTTGTTCTGGTGCTGGTTGCTGCTGTTGAGGTTGCTGAGGTGCCTGTTGAGGTTGTTCTGGTGCTGGTTGCTGCTGCTGTGGTTGTTCTGGTGCTGGTTGCTGCTGCTGTGGTTGTTCTGGTGCTGGTTGCTGCTGCTGTGGTTGTTCTGGTGCTGGTTGTTGTGCCTGTATTGCTTGTACCTGTTGAACATTTGTATCGTGAGCGACAGCGGCATTATCACGATTTGTTTGTGCGTTTGATAGTCTAAGTTCCGCTCTTGTTCTTCTTTGTAAATTAACTCTTGAAGTTCTTGACATTGGGTCTGCTGCAATATGCCCCTCAATATTTTTCCTAAATTGTCTTAGGACTGGTTTCTTTGTATCAGGGTCAATAGGAACTGATGCATCCTGCATTTCATCATTTGCATCTTCTAGTTCTCTATCCGCTTTAGATAGTGCTTTTTGTGATTGTGCTGCAATTCTTGAAAATTGCGCGAAAGTAGTTTGTCTTTCTTTTTGTGCTGCTTTTTCTTTTTGTGCTGCAGAAATATCACCAGCAACTGCCATTTCTCTTCCACCACCTTTACCAGCTCTTGCTCTTAATCCAACAGATTGTTGTCTTGGGTCTCTAAATGATGAACCTTCTCCGCCAGTTGTCCATAATGATTGTGCCGTTTTTCCTCTACTAAATTGCCCTGTTCCAGTTACCATTTCTTGACCGGCAGCACGTTTTACTCCAGGCAAAACGGTTTCAAGTTCATCCATCTTAAGTTGAACTTGACTATAAACATCTTTCTGTTCCTCAGGAGACATACCTTTAGTTGATGCCATTAAATCTCTAATAGCATCAACTTCTGCTTTAGCTGTAGATAAAATTTGTTCTTTTTCTTCTCTTGCTTTTGCCTTAGCATCATTAATTCTCTTCTTATATTCCGCATCAGTTTCTCCAGACTTTCTTCTTGGTCGGTTTGCTAACAAATCTTTAATTTTTTGCTGAGCAACTATTTCTATACCTCTTTCTAAAGTAGCTGCAGCTTGGTCTGATTGTGCTGAACCTGCTTGTGAACCTCTATAATCTTTTCCACTTACACGATGATGCTTTCTTGGGTCTTCTGGGTCAGAAAATACATAATCAAATCTACCCTGACCCTTTACATTCCCTGTCCAAGATGGTTTTGATGCTTCATGTTCTCCACCAGATACTCTACCTACCCACCCTTTAGATGCTATATTCCTACCTTTATTACTTTGAATTAAACTCATAAATCCTGGAACTGCTCTATCAATCTCAGAATAATATGCGTCTAGATGATTTGCAGTTTTTGTTTTTCCAGAAAATCCTTCATCAGAAGCATTATTGAAATGTAATGGGTGACTTTCATCAGTTCTTGCTTTTTCTAATTCTTGAGTGATTATTTCATTTATCGCATCATAGTCCCTATTTTTAATAAGTTCTCTTACTTCTGGAAATGATATGAGATGATTATAGAAATTTATATTTGCATGTTCGTCGCTATATTTTGGATTTCCTCCTCTTGCCTCCAGAATAAAATAGCATTCTCGTAAAAAATTTATAAACGTCTTCATCTCTACAAACAGTTTACTAGTATTTAGTTAAATCCTGCTTGAAAGCGATGCCACTCAATTGCGTTTTTGATTTGGTAAGTTCTATTTGAAATGGTCTTAATAATTTCTTCTAGAAACTTAAGCATAATGTCATAGTATCTTATTTTGAGGTCCAATTTACTCAACTTCTCATCACCCTCTAGATGCCTCTGTAACGCCTCTTTATCTCTTACTTTATAAGGGAATGGTTCTTCTTCATAGACCTCTATTGGTGCCTTTCCTGTGTAGTAGTTGTAGCGTTCTAATTTTACTCTGTTATATGTCTCTCTTGCCTTTTCACGCAACAGAGTAATTGTATTGTATAGTGTATAATATTTTGAATGGAGTTGTGGGATTTTTAAGGACTCATCGTGCAAATTGTCTGGGTCAATTATAGAGTCCTTTTCCCACATCTCCTGTATTTTTTCAAGATTCATAAGAGTTCATCATTTTTATCAGTTAGTTCATATAAAGTATAATCGAAAACTACCTCTGCTGTAAAGTACTGAATATCTGTTGCAGTTGAATCGAATTCGACAGAAGATAAACTCACAGGATGTAAATCAATAAATTTTACTTTTACTGTGGGATTGTAATTGCTATTTAAAATAGTTAAAGTTCCGTCACTGAAATGTTTTCTTACATCAACCTTTCCCTGCCTTTCAACATCATTTGGTCCTGCTTCACTAAATCTGGCAAATTGTTCTGCACTTTTTGGGAATCCCATACCTATTAACCAATTATGAAGAATGCTGTAATTTGTCATATCTTCATCTACCAAAAACTTAAGAATTAATTGCCCATAAGTCAATTTTGTTGCTGGAACTGGTATTTGTTTTAAGTAACTTGGTTGTTCTAATGATGGATATGAAATTTCAGGAATTCTTGCTGAGTTGCAAAAAAATGATACCTTTGGATAATTAGCTAGAGAAAATAAAAATCCAACAGGAGACAGGAAATTTCTATTATCAATTTGCTTAGGGAATGCTATTGACATAATTATTTTACATCGTTTTTTTATTTAGATAAAAAAAGAGGGTCCGAAGACCCTCTGAGAAGTATGTGAACAAGACTCACATAAGGTTTTGAACTTTAACTCTTCTGTAGTATACATTGGAGTTAGTGGTGAGAGCACCTTGACCCTGTGAAGCACCAGCAGCAAATGGATTTGCGACCATGCCGTAGCGGGTCTTAAAGCCAATCTTTGGCTGGAAGGTGTTTTCTCCAACTGCACGTACCATCTGAAGAGGTACATATGGGCAGTAGAAGAGACCTGCATCATAAGCAGATGAACCCTTATAACCGACAACGTAATACTGATTAGGTGATACGTTTGCTGAATATGGGTCAATGTATACGCGATACTTACCTTGGAGAACACCAGCGAAGGTATTTCCAGTATCATCAACATTAAGGTTTGCGTTGAGTGCTGGAGTGTAATCAAGAACACCTGCCATTGTGAGTGCGGAAGCAACGTCAGCAGAGCAGACGATCATGTTACCCTTCCCTCTACGAGTTTGCTGAGCAATCGCGTTTGCATCGCGCTCGATTTGGAAAAGAAGACCCTTGAACTTCTCAACTGACCAACGACCGTTGGAGTCAACATCAAGGTCGAAAGTACCAGCAGTTGCTACGTTTGCCTGAGCACCAGGAACAGCAGTCTTATAGACGGTACGAACAACTTCACGGTTGATTTCAGCAAGAATCTCAGTTGACAGAATATTTGCCAACTCAGCTTCTGCATTTAGACCGTGGATTGCCTTAAGGTCTTGAGCAAGCTCAAGTGAGTACTCAGCCTTGAGGGCACGGGACTTAGCGGTTACAGTGACTTTCTCGATTGAGAATGCCATCTGGTTAAATTGACCAGTTCCGTCACCAAGTCCTTCAGACTCAGCAGTACCCATACCTTGACCAACATTGTACTGGTCAACTCCAGTTCCTGCGTTTGCAGTTTGATTGGTTGGGCTTAAAATGCCAGGATTATTTCCTCCCTGAGCAGTAGTACCCATACCAACACTGCTTCCAGTATTGTAAGCAGAAAGTGTACGGGCAGCATTCTGTCCTGAAAATGCTGAATCTACTTCATCATAGAAGGTTTCTGGACCTGACTGACTATCTCTGCGTGAACGCATTGCGAAGATGAGTCCGGTAGGACCGTTCATTGGTTGAACACCACAGATATCATATGCCATTAAGTTTGGCATAGAACGTCTGATAAGTGAAATTAGAACGGGGTCGAAACCTGCGGTTGGACCAGCACTAAATCCTTGTGCGCTACCACCAAAACCAGCAGAACCTACTGATGATGCGGTGGAGTTTATTGGAGCCTCGCTGAGAAACTCAGCAGCCTCACGCATTTCTCTTTCTTGATTTTCTAGCAGGATAGCGGTTACTGCTCTACGATGTGAATCTTTGATTTCATCGAGTCCTTGGTAATCAAGGATAGGAGCCCACTTCTCCTGCAGATATTCTGCATTTTGCATCTGCATTTGAATTTACCTCTTTAAAAAAGTTTTAGTTTGATTTATATTATGTATAATTCACTTTTTTGAAACTTTACCGAGAGCATTGAGATATGCTGCCATTACTGGAGATACTTGTTCAGTAGACTCATAAATGTCAGCACTTTCGGTTAAGTTCTCGGATACTGTTTCCTGAGCACTGGTTTTTGTAGGAAAATAAGATTCTCTTAAAGTTACCAGTTTCTCACGATAGCTTTCTTCACCATCAAACTCAACATTTTCTGCAAGAGAAGCGAGTTTGTCTTTCTGAGAAAATGCTAATCCCTCAGAGACTTCTGCAAAAATTACATCAGCAACTGACTCTGCTAATCTTTGATTAAGAGCAACATTTCTTTCAATTTGCTCGTTGAGTTTTGCTTCCATTTCATCAAGTTTATCTACCATACCTAATACCACATCATATCTATCTTCAGGGATTGTTACATAATGTTCTTCAAAAAGTTGTTTCATTCCTGAAAGGAATGATTCTGTCATTTCAGATTTAAGTCCGCTTTCTACAGACAATGAATTTTCTTTAATCCATTCATCTGCGACATATTCTAGATATGCATCAACTCTTTCTTGAAGATTTTGCTTAATCAAAGCAATTTCTTCAACTAGAGCATTTTCATACTGCTCTTGAAGTTGCTCTTTGATTTCAGAAACTTTGCTTCTGATAGCAGCTTCAAAAATAACTCTTGCCTTTTCTTGGAACTCTTCTGAAAGTTCTTCGCCTCCAAGAAGTGCATTTACATCTTCTTCAATATCATACTCTTCTTTTACCTCATCATCTTCTTCCTCATCATCTTCATCTTCTTCATGCTTCTTGGATTTTTTCTTATCGTTACCTTCTCCCTTTTCAGATTCGTAGGAAGCTTCGGAAACTACTTCTTCTTCATCAACTTCTTCATCGACAAGAACCTCATCCTCTTCAGTTTCCTCTTTTACACCCTTCATACCTTCTGCTGCTGCTGCTTTTGCATTAACAACATTTTTGACTGAAGCAAGAGTTGCTGCAGGGTCTTTTAGTTTTGCTGAATCGTCATCGGGACGATAGTTTTGTGGAGTAGGTCCGCCCAGATC